GCTAAACTTGACAGCATATTTCACGCTATGGACGATGACACGAAGAAAGCTGCCAGCTCCCTCATACATAATGCAGCATTTATGATGATAACTTTAGAGGATCTCCGCGAAAGTATCAACTTAAACGGAATCATCAGCGAATACAAGAACGGTGAGAACCAATTCGGCACTAAGAAGTCTCCCGAAGTTGAGACATACAACACTATGATTAAAAATCACATGTCAATTATCAAACAGTTGACTGATTTACTCCCGAAACCGTCCACGAATGGGACAGGTGATGACCTTGAAGACTTTGCAGCCGCAAAAAAATAATCTCATCACGAATTACTCTAACCCGATAATACAATATTGCGACTTAATCAGATCAGGCAAGATTATAGTATGCCTGAAGATTAAAACCGAGTATTTCAAGTTAGAACAGATAATTCTTAACCCCGGTATATGGCATTATGACGAAGTAAAAGCCAATCATGCTATAACATTCATCGAAAGATACTGCAAGCACTCTAAGGGCAAATGGGGCGGTGAGTCGTTAGTTTTGGAGCTGTGGCAGAAGGCTTTTGTTGCGGCGATATATGGCTTTGTCGGTTCAAACGGACTACGCAAACACACTAAGGCTTTGCTTGTAGTCGCGCGTAAGAATGGTAAGTCAACTTTATCTTCGTCAATTGGTCTATATATGCAAGTTGCCGATGGCGAAGCCGGTCCTGAAATTTTTGCAGTTGCTACGAAGAAAGACCAGGCAAAAATTATATGGCTTGAAGCAAAGCGCATGGTCAAGAAGTCTCCGACACTGCGCAAGAAGATAAAATGTCTTGTCGCGGAATTAGTCGGAGAGCATAACGATTCGTTCTTTAAGTTTTTAGCATCAGACTCCGATAACCTTGACGGCTTGAATCCACACTGTGCTTTAGCCGATGAGATACATGCATGGAAAGACCAAAATTTATACGATGTAATCTATGACGGCATGAGCGCAAGGACGCAGCCTTTATTCTTAGAGACTACGACAGCAGGGACAGTCCGTGAGGCCGTGTTCGACCAAGAATATGCCGCGGCAAGTCAATCCATATTCGAGATTGACGGATTTAAGGATGACCGATTATTTGCGGCCATTTACGAACTGGATAATCGCGAAGAGTGGAAAGACCCGGCTATGCACATTAAGGCAAACCCGGGGCTTGGCACAATTAAGGACAGCGAAAAGCTTTTAGACAAAGTAAACGCTGCTCTGGCAAACCCTACTAAGCAATCTAACCTCTTATGCAAAGACTTCAACGTCAGGGACACTGTTGCCGGATCGTGGTTGAACTTTGACGAAATTAACAACGAAGAAATTTACAAAATAGAGGATTTCAAAGACACATACGCAGTCGGCGGAGTTGACTTATCATCCACAACTGACCTCACCTGTGCGACCTTATTGTGGAAGAAAGATAACAAGCTGTATGTCCGTCAGATGTACTTTATCGCCCGAGATATAGCCGAGCAAAAAGAACACGATGACCGGGTTCCTTATTCCGCATGGGAAAAACAAGACCTCGTTAAGTTATGCGATGGTCAAAGGGTAAATTACTCCGATGTTACAGCGTGGTTTATTGAGATGCGCGAGACATACGGCATATTTCCGCTTTGGGTAGGTTACGACTCATGGTCAGCACAGTATTACACTTTGGAAATGCAGTCAAATAACTTCATCATGGAAGAAGTACGGCAAGGGCCTCAAACAATGAGCGCTCCGATGAAAGAACTGGCCGCAGAGTTTAAAGAGCGGAAAATAAACTATAACAATAATCCGCTTCTGAAATGGAATCTCACAAATACGCAAGTTGAGATAGATAAAAACGATAATATCAGACCTGTCAAAGGGCGCAACTCCAAACAGCGTATTGACGGAACAGTTTCACTCATAGATGCGTATGTCATATACGTTACCCACTATGAGGACTATCACAATTTAATCTGACAAGAGAGCAAACCGCTCTCTTTTTTATTACTCAAAAATGAGAGGGTGGCACATTGGGAATCTTCGAGACTATTTTTAAAAAGCCGAAGGCGGAAGAGCTTGTCGCCGGATATTTTAAAACATTAGCGGCCCGGGCGGCCATTCACGCGATAGCATCTCAGGCAAGCAAATTAAAGCCTGAAATGACCGGCAACGCATATAAAGAACTCGGAGAACGGTTAAAATTCCAGCCTAATCCGTGGCAGGACACAACAAAGTTTCTTTATAGGCTGGTCACTATCCTGATGGTCAGAAACACAGCCTTTATCGTGCCTATAACCGATGACGGCATTAAGATAACCGGGTATTTCCCTCTTTTGCCGACTCAGACTGAGATCATCGAGTATAAAGGCGAGCCTTATCTTCGTTACACATTCTCCAACGGCAGAAAAGCGGCCATAGAGTTCAGCAAAGTCGGAGTCCTGACTCAGATGCAGTATAAAGATGACTTTTTTGGCGCTGATAACTCTGTTTTAGACCCATTGATGCAATTAATGAATGTCCAGAATCAAGGCATCATCGAGGGAGTCAAACAGTCCGCGACAATTCGATTTATGGCGAAACTGGCCAACACATTTAAATCCGCAGACATCGCAGCCGAAAGATTAAGGTTTACGCAGGATAATTTGTCTTACGAAAACAACTCAGGTGTCCTGATGTTTGATAATAAGTATTCCGAAGTCAAGCAAATCGACTCAAAACCGTTCATTATTGACGATAAACAAATGGCGCTTATTAAAACAAGCGTATTTAACTATTTCGGAGTCAACGAAAAGATTTTACAGAACGATTTCACGGAGGATTCGTGGAACGCATTTTACGAAGGTAAATTAGAGACTATTGCAATCCAACTTAGCCTTGTAATGTCGAATATGACATTCACACAGCGCGAAATAGCACACGGCAATCAAATAATGTTTACCGCGAACCGACTCCAATACGCGACTAACGAAACCAAGCTGGCTATCGTTACTCAACTATTTGACCGCGGCTTTTTAACGCACAACATGGGCGCGGAAATCTTTAATATGACTCCCAGAGCAGACGGAGATAAGTTCTATATCCGTAGAGAGTATGCAGAAGTAGACAAGCTGCACGAAGCGCCCAAAGTCGAAGACATAACTGAAGAGCCGAAAGGAGATGAACAAATTGATAACAAAGGACAGGCAGTATCGCAAGTTTGAAGTCCGAGTGGCAGAAGAAGGCATGATAGTCGAAGGATATGCCGCAACTTTTGAACAAGAGGCAGTCATGTATGAAATTGACGGCATTCAATACAAAGAAGTTGTCGATATGAAGGCTTTTCAGGGAGCTGAAATGCACGATGTTGTGATGAACTTTAACCATGACGGTAAACCAGTTGCAAGAACGAAAAACGGAACTCTTGAAATCAATACAGACGCACACGGCTTACGAATAAAGGCTGATTTAAGCGGAACCGAAGAAGGGCGGAGGCTCTATGAGGAAATAAAAGGCGGTTACATAGATAAAATGTCATTTGCCTTTACCGTAAACGATGAAGAGTATTCCAAAGAAACCCGAACTCGCAGGATAGTCTCAGTAAAACGCTTGTACGATGTCGCAGCCGTAGATATTCCGGCTTATGACACTACAGATATTTTCGCCCGTTCATTCTATGCGGCAGAGGCCGAGAGAGAAGCTGCGGAGGCAGTTGAGCGCAAGAAAAGAAAATTAAAAATGCTCATTGATTTAGAGGAGGCAAACAAATGAATTTGCAGGAAATCGAATTAAGACTTGCGGCGATTAAGACCGAAGTCGAAGCTGATGGCGCTGACCTTAATGCGCTTGAAACCGAGATAAAGACTCTTACCGAAGAACGCAAGGCTCTTAAAGATGCAGTCGAACAAAGAACCAAACTACTCTCCGACATAACGGCAGGAGTAGAAGGCGAAGTAGTAAAAGAATTTAAGGAGGAAAGAAAATTGGAAAAAATACTCACACCCGATTCTCCCGAATACAGGGTAATGTTTTTAAAAGGTCTTCAGGGCAACCTGAATGAGATTGAAAAGAGAGAATGGTCATCGGCAGTCGGTTCAGCCGGTGCTGTTATCCCGACCGTTACTTCAAACATGATCTTCGACCTTATGACCAAGATCGCTCCGATGCTCAACGAGATCACTTTGCTTAGAGTGGCCGGTAATCTTCGCTTTGCAGTCGATGGCGCACATGCAGCCGCAGGAATACATGTTGAAAATGCCGCTGTAATCCCTGCCGCTGACACAATGACCTTTGTAACACTCGGCGCTTTCGAGTTTATCAAGGTTCAGAGAGTTTCCGCAACTGTCCGCACAATGGCAATCGATGCTTTCGAGCAGTGGATTGTTAAAGCGCTTGCAGAAGACCTCGCAATCCAGTTGGAATCTGAAATCATCCTCGGCACAAACGTGACCGGCGGTGTTGAAGATGCTAACGTATGGGCTGACACAGTCAACGGTATCGACTATGGCCTGGCTGTCACCTATGATGACCTCGTAGAACTGATCGCTTTGCTCCCGGCAAGAAACGACCGTACAGCTAAGTTCTTGATGAACAAAGCAATGTATTACAACCAGATCGCAAAAATCCAAGACGCAAACGGCAATCCTATTGCTATCCCTGACTTCGCAAACGGCGCTCAAATGAGAATACTTGGTTATCCGGTTATTATCTCTGACGTAGTCGGCGCAGGAAACGCATATCTTGGTGACTTTACCAAAATAATCGGCAATCTGTCTCAGGATGTAACGATTGAATCTTCAACTCAGTCCGGGTTCCTGAACAACTCAATCGACTATCGCGGAACTTGCATATTCGACTGTGACCATGCTGCTGTTAGCGCATTCGTGAAACTGTTCACATAAGAGGAGGAAATATTCATGGCTATGACACCATATAGGCCCTTTTTAGGGCAAACAATTCAAACGACCGTTCCGGGTTTGGCTACTGACAGAGGTTTTATAGCTCATGTCCAGTATTCAGCACTTCAAGCTCTATTAGCTGTGCAAGATGCAATCCATGCAACCTTTGCAACGAGCGATGTAGCCGTGACCACTGTAACCACTAACATCACGAACCCGACATGCCCGAAAAACGTAACTGTTACGGCTGGCGGAGTAGCGGCAGATGTTAAAGCAGTATCGGTTACAATCACAGGCACAAATGACCTTGATGAAGTAATCACCGAAGTAATGCCGGCATTCACTGTGAACGCTTTATCCACCGAAATCGGTACAAAAGCGTTTAAGACCATAACCAGCATCGCTGTTCCGGCAATGGATGGCGTAGGAGTCACAATAGACGTAGGCATAGGCGAAAAGCTTGGCCTTCCGTATAAACTGACTCACAATACCGTACTGGCAGCCGCGATAAACAACGTGCGCGAAGCTGTTGCTCCGACTGTGACGGTATCACCGACCGCCATTGAGTCAAACACAATAGACCTAGACACCGCTTTAGGCGGCACAGTAGTAGACGTATATTTGATAGTTTAGGAGGTTAGGCGATGGCAGCATTGACGCTTTTGGAAAAGGTAAAAGTAAACTTAAGAATATCCTCTACGTCTTTTGACGATGGAGAGATAACGCCTTTAATCGATGCTGCCAAAGCCGACCTAATATCGGCTGGCGTGGACTCGGTAATGGTCACAGCGGGCACAGATGCTCTTATTGTGAGAGCGATATGTGTTTATGTTAAAGCGAATTTTGGCTTTGATAATCCGGATGCAGATAGATTAACTCAGTCTTATGAAATGTTAAAAACACATTTATCTATTGCAGAAGATTATGCCCAAGAGGTGACGTAATGTTATTTCGAGATGTCATAAGCCTTATAAGCTTCACGGATGTAATAAACGATATGGGCGATTCGGTAAGGACACCAGTTGAACGCTCGGGCATATTTGCCGATAAGAAGTCTATTCGCCAGAGTGAGTTTTATCAAGCAGCAGCCGCAGGATTAAGACCCGAAATGATGTTTGTTATCAGATCAGGTGACTACCAAGGCGAGCTTACGCTAAAATACGGCTCAACGCAATACACAATTATCCGCACATATGACAAGAACGGTGAATTTATCGAGTTGATTTGTCAAGGGTTGGTGAATTAAATGCTGCCTAAATCTGTTATGAAAATTAACAAGCAGGGTGTGCAATACACTTCCAGTGTCGACAAAGCTCAATATTTAATCACCGAATTAAATCGCGCTGCTCTTCGAGATGTCGCAAGGTTCGTTAAATATCAGATCAGGCAGGAATATAACAAGCTTCCTGGTATGCGCAGAGCAAACTCAAGGTTTAAAGGTGCATATCAACACTGGCTGCGTAATCGTGAAGGTGACTTGCAAATCGGTATCAAGGCTAATACTTGGTACGGTGTTCAGCAGGAACTCGGCACAAAGAACCAACCTAAACGAGACCTCTTGAGAAATGCGGTGTATAACAACATTGGAAAGATAAGAGAAATCGAATCACAATATCTTAAGCATGTTGAAGATGAGCTTAGAGCAGTCATGTTGATTAACGAGCAGGAGGAGATTGAATGAAAGCAATACGAAAAGCCTTACAATCTCGGCTTGAATCGTTACACGCGAGAGTATATTTCCAGACGGCTCCTGACAACGCGGCTTATCCCTATTTGGTCTATGACATAACCAGTGTATTCTCTGATGGCGAAGGCCATGAGACTGCGGCAATCGATGTTGATGGATGGGACTTTAACGATACGCGAAATACAACAGTCATCGAAGATTTAATGACCACGGTAAACACGGGGCTCAATAAATATTCGACATCGAATGAAGATATTTCAGTCTTCGTTACTTTGGAAAATAAGATTCCATTGACTGACCCCGATAAACGGATTCACCGAAGAAAATACACATACGAAGTTAAGATTTTCAAATTAAAGGAGTGAAATTAATTGACTATAACACAAACACAAGTCGACAATATTCAAATCGATTATGGCTTAGTCTATATCGATTTTGGGTTAGCCGGTGAAAAGCTGCTTGCTCCATCAAGAGGCGGCGGCACATTCAAGGTTGACCAAAAAATAAGAGATATTGAATTTGACGGCATGAAAGGCAAGACAAAGGGGATGCAAGCTGTCGAGTCTATTGATGCAACATTGAGCGTAACACTGCTTGATACATCGATGGATAATCTGGCTCTGGCTATGCCCTGGGCAACATACGCAACGTCTATCGTAACAGGCAAGACTGCCAATATCGCAGTTGTAGCGACAAGCGCATACCTGACCAACGTAACGATGTTTGCAAAACTCGTATCAGGCTCATATAAAAAGATAACCTTATACAACGCCATGGCTGAAAACGGATTTTCGCTCAATGCTAAACCCAAAGGCGAAGGCGAAGTATCGCTTGAGTTCTCAGCTCACTGGAATGTTGTTGATGATTCGGCAGACCTCTACAAAATAGAGGATGTAGCCTCCATCGGCGCAGATGTAACGGCTCCGACAGTCGTAACCGTTCCGCTTGACGCAGCCGTCAACGTGGTAATAACATCTAACCTGACCGCAACATTCTCAGAAGACATCCGCCAGGCTGACATCAATACGAATAACTTCATATTGATTAAAGCTTCAGACGGTGCCGTAATCGCGGGTGCATTGACTTATGACCTGGCAACAAAGACCGCATTGTTCAATCCGACAGCCTCGCTTGACGCAAATACAGCCTATATATGGGTTATATCTAACGTCAGAGACGTAGCGGGTAACACAATGGTAACTGCTACACGAAACTTCACCACAGCAGCATAATTATGATGAGCGCTCTTAACCGGGCGCTCAATCTTTTTCAGGGGGACATATGACTATAAAACAGACTATTAAGCTATCGGCAATTATCGATAAGCTTGAACTTAAAATTACTGATCCGAAAGCCGGACAAGAAGCAGTTGGTGCTGACTTAATAATCCAACTTGCAGCAAAAGCGCATAAAGCAGAAAAGGAAATCTATAACTTCATTGCTGACTTCAAAAAGATAACAGCAGCCGAAGCGGAAGATGTGGAAATTTCTGATTTTGCAAAAGAGCTTTTTAACATTCCGGGTCTATCAGATTTTTTCAAATCTGCCGTCAAATTAAGTGCCCAAGGATAATAGAAATCCTTTCGAGCGCCTATGACTTGATGGCTATTTATGAACTTGAATTTAATGTTGACCTGTTCACTCACGCAATGGAAAAGGACATCGAAAATCAATCATGGCAAACATGGTTAAGCCTTTACCCGTACATGATGACCAGTCAGATAGAATTTATAAGCTTTGAAACATACAAAGAAAAACAAATCACGCGAACTGAAAAAGTTTCTCGCAAAACAGCCCAAGAAATTGAAGCTGAATTTAAAGGTTTAATCGGGAGGTAAAAATGGAATTATTCCGTTTGTTTGGATCCATATTAATTGACAATAAAGATGCAAATAATGAACTCGATAAAACCGATAAAAAAGGTGAAAGTTTAGGCCAAAAATTCGGGCATATCACAAAGACAGTTGCTATTATGGGCACAGCTATAGTCGGTGCCGGAGCAGTTGCTGGCGGAGCTCTCTTTGCTTTAGCTAATAAGGCCTCAAATTTATCCGAAGCGCAAAACGTTGTAAATGAAACATTTAAAACGTCAAAAGATTCAATATTAGCATGGGCAAAGACTCTTGCTGATTCAGCAGGAATTTCTGAAACTAACGCAACGAAATTTGTCGGAGCAATGGGCGCAATGCTTTTGTCTTCGGGTTTAACTGAAGACGCCGCTGCCGGTATGGCAAAATCGATGGTTCAATTGGCTGGCGATATGTCATCGTTTTATAACCTCGACAATGAAACCGCATGGGAAAAGATAAGGGCGGGCATTTCGGGCGAAACCGAACCTCTAAAGCAATTAGGTATTAATATGTCGGTTGCCAATTTAGAGGCGTATGGCATGGCTAACGGCATGAATAAAGCTTATAAAGAAATGTCGCAAGCCGAGCAAACGCAATTACGCTACAACTATTTAATGGATGTAACGGCGAATGCGCAGGGCGACTTCGGGCGCACATTAGAGACATCATTTCCCAACCAACTGCGTGTTGCGAAACTAAACATTGAAAAACTAACAACGGCTATCGGGCAGCAATTCATCCCGGGCTTTTTAGATGCCTTTAAAAAAATAAACGAATATATGCCAGAGATTCAGGCGTTTATAAGTAACGCCTTTGAAAAAATTCAAGCAGTTATCGAACCAATATTACCCATAGTTATCGATTTAGTTAAAAAAGGGTTTAATGTTCTCAAAGAAGCGATCGAATTTATCTCTGATGCAATCAATGACGCGATAGATTTTTACACGAAATATAAAGACATCATTGACCCCATTGCTATCGCGGTAGGAGCCGCGGCTTTAGCGTTTAATATTTGGTCAGCAGCAGTCGGTATATGGACATTTGTAACGACGGTTGCTACACCTATCACTGTTGCTTTTGGCGCGGCTGTCGCGTTCCTCACATCACCTGTGTTCCTTGTTACGGCGGCTGTTGTGGAAACACTGGGATTCTATAGTAGCGTTTTTAAAAACCAGTTGGGACGCAGTAGTCAACGCATTCAATACGGCAATCAACGCTATAGGAGACTTTTTTAAAGGCCTATGGGAAGGGATAGTAAAAATATTTGCTCCTGTTGTCGAGTGGTTCGGCAATATTTTCAAAGGTGCATGGGAAGCGATAGTCAATATATTCTCGCCCATCGTTGAATGGTTCGGGCAACTTTTCAAGGCTTTGCTTGCTATTATCTGGAAAGTTAACGAACCGATAATTAAATTCTTCGTAAAAGTATGGGACGGAATTGTTGGTATTTTTACTCCTATAATCAAATGGTTCGGAGATATTTTTACTTCTGCTTGGGAAGGTGTAAAATCGGCATTTTCAGCAGTCGGTAAATTCTTCACTGATGTGTGGGATGGAATTGTAAAAATATTTACTCCAATTGTTAACTGGTTTGGCGATCAATTTAAAAAAGCTTGGGAAAGCATCAAGGCTGTTTTCTCTGTTGTGAGCGATTTCTTTCAAGGGATATTTGACAAAGTTGTCGGCATTTTCTCGAAAGTCGGCTCGGCCATTGGAGACGCAGTAAGCGGCGCGTTTAAATGGGTAATTAACGGAGTCCTGGGCATTGTTGAAGGTGTAATCAACTCAATCATTAAAGGCATCAACAAAGTAACCGGATTTCTCACTAAAATATCCGGTGTTGATATAAATCAGATACCTGAATTTAACATACCCAGACTTGAAAAAGGCGGCGACATCACACGATCAGGCCGCGTTCTCGTCGGTGAAGCAGGACCCGAGTTTCTTGACCTCCCTGACGGAGCCAGAGTAACACCGCTTAACAAAGCAGGTGGAGCGACATTTAACTTTTACGACACTCGCGTCATGGGCCCCAATGATATTGATTATCTCATGGAAGCTATGACTAAGAGAGCAAGACAGTTAGGAGTGGTGCCCGCATGAGGACGCTAACAGTTCAGGGGATTGAGCAAGTATTATCACCGGGCTGGCAGATAAGCGATAAGATAAACGCTCGCACGACTGCCAGCTTTTCCTTGCCTTACCTCACAACTTTAACTGACATTGAAGCTGGCGATGAAGTCATCCTTTTGGACGATGTAACGGTTATCTTCGCAGGCAATATTGAAGACGTTTCAACCGCTCAAAATGGCACTTTAATCGAGTATTCTTTATCCTGCACTGACTATGCCTATCTCGCAGGGAAAAGAACGGTATACGGCTCGTATGAGTCCAAGACCTTAACCTATATCATTACCGACCTGATAACAAATTTTCTAGGCGGCGAAGGCGTAACACTTGGCACAATGCCGGATGTCACCATCGAAAAAGCAGTGTTTAATTATATCAGCGGAACACAGGCACTTGACCAACTCAGAGACGCTATAGGAATGAACTGGAATATCGACTTTGATAAGGCTCTTAATTTCTTTGCGCGAGAGTCAACCGCTTCACCGTGGAGCGTAACAGACTCAACGCCAGTTAAGAATTTGAGGGTCGAGAAATCAAAAGGCGAATACCGCAACAGACAATATATCCGAGGCGGCTATGGCAGGACATCATCAGTTCAGACCGAATCGCCGACACCAAAACCAGACGGACAGTCGCGTAACTTTGTCTTGAGGTTCCCGGTCGCTGAAAAGCCGCAGATATTTATAAACGCTGTCGAAGTTTCCGCATCTGACATCGGCGTAAACGGCCTTGACTCGAATAAGAAATGGTATTTTTCATACAACTCCAACGTAATCGGGCAGGATGAAGCCGAAACAGTGCTATCCGACCTCGACGCAATATCCATACAATATACAGGGCTATATCCTATCTTAGCCGTGGTTGAATCTGTTGCCGAGATAGCGGACAGGGCAGCCAATGAACCAGGCACTTCTGGAATATACGAAACCTTGACAGTGGAAAACTCCATCAAAGACGGAGCGCAAGCTATCACATATGCTCAGGCTCTTCTCCTCAAATATGGCCGCATTCCGCGCAAGGTCACATTCTCGACAGAGACTTCAGGACTTCGCGCCGGGCAGCTCCTTCCGATCACGCGGACACTTCATAATTTGGCTGATAATTTTTTAATCGAGTCAGTCGCAATGACGGACGCGGGCCCAAATATCAGATACTCTGTGACGGCCTTAGACGGTTCGAGTCTCGGCGGCTGGGAGAAGTTCTTCGGGGATATTGTGAATGTTGCGAAGTCTGCGTCCATCGTCATCAACGAAAACGAAGTCTTGATTATCGCTCAGGTCATATCCGAAACCTCGGACGCTATGGGCAATGTTGAGATAAAAACATTTGCTCCGCTATACCCGGCAGAAGACTTATACCCGGCAGAAGATTTATATCCAGGCATCCTAACAGGGACGGTGACAGTGAATGATTGACAGAGTCAAAGCATCGGGAAAGTTTGAAATATCCATCAATGGCAAGCTTGTAGAGACGATAGAAAATAAATTAATGAACGCAGTATTAGAAGCGTACAGCAGAAGTCTCTTAGGCACTGCTCCTGACATCGAAATCGCATATCTTGCGCTTGGCACAGGCTCAACCGCTCCGACAAACACGGACACGCAGTTACAGACTGAGGTGTTCCGCACTCCGATCGTGAGCCTTGCCGAAACAAGCACAGGAGTCATCGAGTCGCTTTTCATCGTCTTGTCTGCTGAGGCCGTTGCCGTTGTTGAGGAAATCGGCATATTTGGCGGCACTACCGCAGGAGCAGGCGCGAACTCAGGGACACTTTTAGCTCGCGTCTTATGGCATCACGATAAAACCGCATCAGAAGAAATCCAATTTAAACGCACTGATACCGTGAGGAGGGCATAATGGCATATTCACCTACCGTATGGGATTATTTAACCGCGGTCAACCCGACAAATTTAAATAAAATTGAGCAGGGTATTCTTAATGCTTCACAGAACTCCGTATCGGTCAATAACGGTATACTTGAGTTTTTAAATGCTGGAGCCAAACTGACAAGAAATGTTGCAGACGCAAATACTGCATTTGCCGTAGATAAGGTTCTTGGCACAGGAAATATATTTGAAGCTCGCTTTGGCGGAGTATCAAAATTTTCCGTAACTATTGACGGCATGGCACTCGCTGATTCAGGATTTTCTACCAGCTACGGCCTTTCAAACTCGCTCGACTGGAACAACGCTTATGTAAATGTTGCCTCAACAGGAACGGTTATAAGCCGAAATATTGCAGACGCTAACCCTGCGCTAATCGTAAAACAGGCTCACGCATCATCAACTGGCGACATAGCACGATTCACAAATTCCTCCGATGTAGTAATAGTAGGAATTGCCCTCGCAGGACTTACCTCAATTCACACAATGTCATTATTGGCAAACGGTCAATATATCGGGGACTGCGCAATAGCGACAATGGCGGCAACATGCGCCTTATATGATTTACTCTACGCCTCTTCCACAGGTTACAACAAAGCAAAGGCTAATGTGGTCGGGACTATTCCATGCGTGGCAATGTGCTTAGAAGCAGGAACTGGCGCACGGAAGATAATGTATTCAGGGACTCTCCGATATGATACATGGGCTTGGACACCTGGCGGCCTATTATATGTCAGTCCGACAACCGCAGGAGCGATGACACAGACAAGACCCTCGACAGTTGGGCATCAGGTTCAAGTTGTAGGTCATGCAGTAGACGCTGACAGAATCAGATTTGAGCCAAATATCGTGTTTGTAGAGGTATAATATGTCAACGATAACTAAGTTTCCGACCGCGAACTCAGGCGGCACTTATCCGTGGACTAGCCCTGGCAATTTATACGCAGATGACAATACTTATGCTTCAGTCGCAAACCCATTCAACGTTTATAACCGTGATTATATTCAATTTTTATCAACGTATGCTTTCGGGGTACCTGTGGGAGCTATAATCAACTCCGTCACAGTTACAGCAGGGTGGTATGGCGGCAGCGTTGACGAGACTTTTGATTTGGGCATACAGGCATATCTTGGCACATCGACAGCCAGAGGCGCTGAAACAACAGTAAGCGCCACACAAGGCTCTGAAGTTGTGCTAACTCTGGCAAATCCCGGCACATGGTCAGTGGCCGAGCTTAATACAAACACAACAGCCGGTATGAATATTCGTCTACGATATAGAAAAACATCTGACAATGGCTATGCACAATCAATTTTTTGCGATTACATCAAGGTCGTTATTGATTATTCACTCGGCTATGCACACAAAGTTTTAGGAATATTAACACCTGCAAAAGTCAATGGCGCAATACCTGCAAAGGTATTAGGAGTATAGGAGAACATATGAAAATAAAGAACGCGGAACTTACAGAGGTAATCAGAGCGCTAAATGCTCTCTCAATGCAAAAGTTAGACATTCAACTGGCTTGGGACTTAGGTACATCACTTAAATCATTGATGGAAAAACATGAACAAATGGAGCAACTCAGACTCCAACTTTGCAGAGAGCATTGCGACAAGGACGAAGACGGTAATACATTGATGATAGATGGGCGATATTCAGGGCTTGATGACAATAAAGAGTTCATCGAAGAGGTCACTGAATTATTGCAAATTGAGAATGAATTTAATGTGCCGCCTATATCATTTCAAACGCTCGTCAAGAACAATATCAAACTGACTACGCAAGAGGTCGAAGCATTGAAAAATTTTATTGTGAGGGATTAATATGCCAATAAAAAAGATTATAACCGATAAAAAAGGCATGGTTACACGGCATCACCGAATCCGCGCCTGTTCAATCACCGAGGAACTTGATGGCGAATACATAGACATCAACCTAACCTCTTATGCCAATAAAGCCATATGGGATTTAGAGGTCGCAGAGGGCGAAAATTTATCCTATACATCGATGGCCATACGGTTGCCGCTCGGAGATGGCAATATCAGCAAGGCTAATTTGTACGCTCGAATTAGAGCGGAGATACCAGAATTTGCAGGAGCAACGGAGGAATAGGGAATGCTACAGTCAGATGTGACACGCGATGAATTTGACAGCCTAGGAAATAGGGTAAACACTGTCGAGGGAGATTTTAAAGTGGTTAAATCTAAGGTGAACGACCTCGAAACAAAGACGGCTTGCCTTCCCGACATGAACACGAGGCTTGCTTTACAAGGGCAAACGCTCAAATCAATAAACAAGCTATTATGGGCTATTTTAGGAGCTACTCTAACATTGATTATCTACATAATTACAAAATTATATTAAGGAGGTGAATGTATATGCAAAACAGACTAAAATCATGGGCAACGTGGCTATCAATATCAACATTAATCGGATTCGTCGCTAAAACTTATTTCGGCTGGGAAATCCCAATGTTTAATCAATTAGTTGATATGATACTGCTCACACTTACCGCGTTTGGTATCCTCAACAACCCGACAGACCCAGCGCATTTCTAGGAGGGCATATGATTAACTTTTTGGAACTTATCAAACCGGGCGCGCTAGAGGCGTGGAGAAAACACAATATCAGGTCAAGCGTCACGATGGCACAAGCTATCATTGAGAGCGCATGGGGCGACTCAGCGCCGGGGAATAACCTATTCGGAATGAAATGGTATGACGGCTGCGGATATGATGTGCAATACCTCGACACGCAGGAGTATATTCAAGGGCAGTATGTCACCATGAAAGAGCCGTTCCGCAAATACAATTCATTCACCGACTCAATCTACGACCATACTCAACTATTACTGATAGACAGATATATCCCTGTACGTCAGGCAGAGTCGTATCAAGAGGCGGCTAGGGCGCTCCAGACATGCGGATATGCAACTGACCCAGCATACGCTAATGCGCTGATCAGGATTATCGAGCAGTATGGATTAAATTATTATGATGGAGGGATGTTTAAAGTGTACGGAGATTATGAAAAAATCGCTGAATGGGCGAGAGCTGACGTTCAGGAGCTATATGAGCGTGGCATAATGAAAGGCGATGACAAGGGGAATTTTAACCCTAAAGAGCCGATTACCCGTGAACAGGCGGCATCCCTTATAATGAGGGCTCTCCGCTCAATAGGCAAATAAAAAGACTCCGCGCAAGCGAAGCCTCTTATAATTATGCGGTGTAGATCGGTACGCACAGGTGTGGAACTGCGGACACTTTGGCTCCTTCGGGAGCCTCTTTTTTATGCCTCGAAAAATTTTATAATCGCCTTATCCATGATTCTGCTCATCGGCACGCCAGTTTCGGACGAATATTTGCGGAGCTTGGCCATTAATTCCGAGTCAATCACCATATTCACGCGCTCGCGGGTAGTCAGGTCAGAGGGCGCGGCTTCTTCTTGCGCGCCGAATTCTGCCTCAACAGTTTCGGCAAATAAATGTTTCTCTGCCCATGCTTGCGCATCCTCTGCGGTCATCGGGTTAATTGTCTCGCCGCCGTGCGTCTCGTTGCCGATATGACGCGCATACTCGCTCATCGGGCCGCCGTAGCCGTGAAGGAAATACGCGCCTTTGGTGTTACGGTACAGTGCCTGATAGCAGTGCGAAAAATCCCTGTTGCTCCGCTCGTTCGACCAATCGCCTATCAATTTCGATGTTTCCGTGTTGTACGTCCTGCCGTCAATAATTTTTCGCATGATGTTCTCCATTCTGCCGGGATTTACCGCCCGGCTCGGTTTTTTGTTTATTCTGCGATTTCTTTAATTTTTTCGACAATTGTATTAAAATCATCGGAGCTGATATTTTTTGACTCGAATTTCTCTGTTGTAAAATCAAACCAAACTTTTGCGTAATATAAATTGCTAATCATTTTGCTTGCTGATGAGTTTGAAATTTTTTGGCCATTGAGTTCGGCGTATGAAATGCTTCCTGTGTTGTATTTTTCTACTACCAAGCCAAGCAATTTTGCTAAATCATTAAAATATATCCTATGGTTGTTTCCGTTAATCCATTCTTTTCCTATAGTGAGCATTTTTTCTGTGTTTAACATTGTCGTTGCCTCCTGTTATTTGATAATCTAAGTATACATCAGTTGATGTATGGTGTCAATACATATAATGTACATAAAATGATAAATTATTGATGTAAAATGTAACAATATTGCCATATGATGGGCAAATAAAAAGCCCTCCGAAGAGGGCGAAAAGTCAGAACGCTTGGAGTAAATATCGTATTCCCGATAATACAATCGTCGCGAATGTACAATTATGCTCGCGTTCGCCTTTCAATCCTTTTAGCTTCCTGATCGGCTTCTGCCAGTTTTAACAGCTCTATAAATATCATGCCTGTAATCCGAGCATCAGCATATGCTCTATGGTATCCACCTTGGTCTATGTTAAAATGTTTAGCGACATTGATGAGTTTATGACTGTTTAGATTTACGTACTTTCTAGAGCAATTTAAAGTACATACATAAGGGTTTAGAATACTCACACCTTGCCTATGTAAATTTGCCATCAGAAACGATAGGTCAAACGTGGCGTTATGCATAACGATTGGCAACTCTCCGATGAACTCGGTGAGTTTCGGCAGCATCTCTTCTATAGAAGGTGAATCAGCAACCATGTCGTTAGTTATTCCGTTGATTTTTGTTATAAATTCGGTTATTGGAACCTTTGGTTTTATAAGTTTTTCAAAAGAAGCAAACTCTTTTCCGTTAATGAACCTGACGGCCGCGAATTCGATTATTTCGCAATTGCTAGGGCTTAATCCTGTGGTTTCGATGTCAAATGCAATAAAGTCGTTGCATCGGGCTCTGCCTTTTATAGTGTTTATCCTTATCTGCTCAGTTTCCCCGATTATTTCATTATATTCATCGTCCATGTTTGAGCGCCGTGAGTAAACATGCTGTTGCTGAGACTCTTGCGGTTGGGTTTGCTCTTGGGACTTATCGGCTGTCTTAGCTTTGCCGATAAAATAAAACGCTAAAATAATTATTGCAATCCCGACAAAAAGATTTGCGCTTAGTATCGCAATGCAAATCAATACAGCTGCTACAGCTCCGAGAATCGATAAGATTTTTTTCACAACAATCACCTCATTAAATTATTTAATAGATTTTTAGCCTTGACGTTTATTGAAATTGTAATACTAAATTTAACGATGTGCAAGTTAATTTTTATATTACTTTATTTCGGCGACTTTATTTTGTGCGTTATTTGTGCGTTATTACATGAAAACAGCGACCTGCTAGCTTTACCTAGAAGTCGCTGTTTTGCTGGTGTTCCCGAGACGACTCGAACGTCCGGCCAACGGATTAGAAATCCGTTGAATTACGTAGCGTAACGGTATTTGTAAAAATATCAAATGCTCAATTACAGAGGCTTATTTAATCGCTTTATTTTTGCACTACGCAACGTGTTTAAATTTGTTTTAATAGCGTTATTGCCGCTACTAACGTTTTGTGCGTTATTTTGTGCGTTATTTGCCGCCGCTAACTCTTCGTTGAAAATGTCTTTCATTCTATCGTCCATCGCTTTATTATCATTGCTTTGAAGATGCTGATATATCTTTTTTAGCACAACGACATCGTGTCCAAGTCTTTGAGCGGCGTATTGATCGGGTATTCCATTTCTATACATAACTGTCGCTTGATAGTGCCTTAAATTGTGAAACGTAATCTCAGGAGTTCCGAGCTTGTCCATAAGATTGGCCCATCTGCCGCTATAGCTATCTGGCCGCATATTAAATATCGGAGCTGATGACTTTTTATAATCGATTGGTCTTTTTGATTTTAATAATTGAACCAAATATTCAGGCAAAACAACTCTTCGTATGCCTCTTTCGGATTTAGGTTTTTTATTTTTATATCCTTCTTCCGTAATACCTCTGCTTTTTACTATATAAATAATTGAATTATTAAAATCAACATCCGCCCATGTTAAGGCGAATATTTCGCCTTCTCGCATTCCGGCATGCGCCGCCAACAAAAACGGCAACTCGTCAAACGTGCCTTTGACACATCGGTGCAAAAGAGCGGCTTGCTCTTCTGTAGGGACACACGGTGTGTATTTTTCGACCTTGGGCGATTTAAGTTCTAACATCGGCGATTTTCTTTTTAGAGCTGTATAGAAAATATTAGATAAAACTCCAAAATATTTCCTGACCGAAGTAGACGAATGACTTGATAATTCTTTTGATAAATAATCTTTAACATGAAGATCGTTAATTTGAGATAATTTATATTTACCAAATACAGGCTTAAAATGCGTCTCGATATACATTTTATATGAAATAAAAGTAGAATCTTCTATTTCTGGTTTTTTCATTTCCAACCATTTATCGGCCCAAATATTAAACCTCATATTTGAAACATTGAGTAAGCTTTGGTTTTCCACGTCTATTTCTATATCACGAGCCGCAGCGATACAGTCTTTTTCTCTCTGTCGCGTTATATACTCCCTTATCATCTTTCCATTTAAATCTCTGCCTTTATATATGCAAGCTTGAAATGTTCCGTTTTTTAATTTTCTAATATATGCCATGGCTATGTATCCTCTATATATTTGATTTAAACGATTTAACTTTGCCAAGTATTTTAATATTTTTAAAATCTTTTTTGCCATAAACTTTATCGGGGTAAATAGGGTTTTCGGCTCTTAGAATGATACAATCATCAACTTTATATATTCTTTTGATAGTCGCTTCGTCATCAATCATACATAAAGCAATTTCGCCATTTTCGACATCGGGCTGGCTTCTAATATATACAGTGTCGCCATCGTGAATCCTAGCGTTAATCATGCTATCTCCCTTTACTTTAAGGCAAAAATCAACATCGTCTGACGAATCAACCGTTTCATAACTTTCAATGTTTTCTTCTGCTGAAATTGGCTTGCCTGCGGCCACTCTTCCTAATACCGGAATTTTTTTATATTTTAACTTACGATCTTCCGAGTATTTCGGGGCATCCATCCCCATCAACCATACAGGATTTACTTTAAAATAATGCGCCAACAACTTTATACCTGTTTGTCGAGCGTTGATTTCGGCCCTTTCGTATCTAGATATTGTGGCGCCGCTTAAACCAACTTCTTCACCTAATTGCCTTACGTTTAAATCGTTTTCATCCCTGCATTCTTTTAACCTTTTTGCAAATATTTGCAATAATTCGGGGTTTGCTACCATTATCGCTCAACTCCTTTTGTTTCATTATAATTAAACATGTATTAACACGCAACAATTATTTTAAAAAATTGCTTTATTTTGTTGCGCAATGTATTGACAATCTTAATATATGATTTATAATTTTAAATATGATACGTAGCGCAACAAAGAAAGGAGGCGAGATGATGAGGATTAAGCCGATCGGCACATATTTAACAGAAAAACAAATTGGCATGATTAAAGAAAGAATCTTCATGAGCAAAACAAACTTGCGGAAAATGGCTGATGAGATGATTATTAGCCCAACTACGCTCTGCAATAAAGTTAACGGCAGGAGCGAATTAACACAAACCGAAATATACAATTTGAGTATGATTTTAGATATACCAGTTGATGAAATTTCGGATTATTTTTTTGACGATATGTTACGCAGCGCAACAAAAAAGCAATAAAATGAATGAGCTGCAAAACAGAAAGGAGCAACACAATGGACAAGCTAGTATTTTTAGACCCGGATGATATTCAGGAAACGCCGTTCACAACTTCAAAAGTTATAGCTGATCACGGCAAGGTCAAGCATCACGCTTTACAACAAATGATTTTAAAGTATCAGGAAGACGTTGAAGAGTTCGGGAAGCTCGCATTTGAAATGCGACCTTTGGACAACGGACAGTCTGAAAAAGTCTATCACCTGAACGAAGAACAAGCGACTTTGCTCATAACCTACATGAAAAACACGGAGCCGGTTCGCAGATTCAAAAAGGCGCTGGTCAAACAATTCTATATCATGCAGAAAGAATTGACCTCACGCAAAGTCACAAGGCAGATCGGCAAGGAAGCGAGAGAAGCGCTCACAAACGCGATTCAAATGTTGCCGGACAGTCCGCACAAAGAAATGAAGTACAAGCATTACACCGATTTGGTTTACAAGATTGTTTTTGAGATGAACTCGAAACAATTGAGAGAATCATTCGGATTGGCAAAGGGCGATGACCTAAGAAACAGATTTTCGGCGACAGAGCTTGATCGCGTTTTAAAGCTCGAAAGACAGGTCAGCGTATTACTTGAACTCGGCTATGATTATCGGGCTATAAAAGAGGCATTAAACAAGGCCCCGATGTTGATGGCAGGATAGCAATAACAATCCAAACACGAAAGGAGGCGAAAGAGATGGAAGAAAGAATTGAAATTAGACTTATTGGCAAAACGAAAGGCGCTTTGATTATGGCATATAGCTCAAACATACATGACACAACTCCGGCGCAGGTCCGAACAGTTAAAGCAGAATACGGCAAGAGTGTAAACGAGAGCGAGATACTTATCAAAACGTGCGGAATGGCTATTGCTTGGGGTATTAACACCGTTTACGTTGATCCGTGGAATTGGGCCGAAGATTTGATTGATGATTTAAAGGAATTTGGGCTGAAAGTAAAAGAAAGGCCAACTGCTGTAACAGCTGACCCTTGAGCCTACTCCTTGCCGCTCTCGGTAAGTAAGTGAATTACAAGCTCTTCGCAATAATTCTTAATCTTACTGGCTACCGAATAAACCAATTTAGAAATGTCATCGTTAGTAAACTTTTCACCTTTATCGGCAAAATCTTCAAGAGACTTAACAACAGACTCCCTGTAAGATTCGCCAACATCATCACTAAATTTTGCGGCAATGAATTTTACATCTTTACTCAAATATTAATCACCTCCCTCTGGTACATTTTACCACTTCGGGGGATCGCAAGAAAGGAGGCGAAAGAAGATGAAATATAAGGACATAGATCAGTGGTCAAGAATTGCTCAATTCGCGGACAAGCTTGTGGCTGAAGTCGCCGAAGTTTCAAAAGACGCGACGGAAGGATTCGATGCTTTGAAAATGGCAAAGAAAAAATTCCGTAAAAAATATTTTAGCACAATAGATTACGTTCGAACATATGACGGATGGGTTTCAGGACTTGTATCAGCAATCACAGCACTTATCGTTTCGCTTATTTTACGGAAGATACGATGATAGCCACAAAGAAAGGACAAGCCAATGAAACTATTAGAAAACGGAATTATCCCGGTATACGAATCAAAGACTGGACAAGCGGTAAACGCAAGAGACCTCCACGAATTTCTGGAAGTCGGCAGAGACTTCACAACATGGATTAAAGACCGCATTGAAAAGTACGGATTTACCGAAAATGAGGACTTTGTAATATTCCCCGAATCGGGGGAAAATCCCGGGCGGCCAAAAATGAAGTACATTCTCTCGCTCGACACAGCCAAAGAAATCGCAATGGTCGAAAACAATGAGCGCGGATCAGAGGCCCGGAAGTATTTCATCTCAATCGAGAAAAAATTCAAGCAGCTCGTCAAGCCAAAGTGCATCGAAGATGTGCTAATCGAATCACTCCAAGAAATGAAAAACATCAGGCTCGCTTTGACCGAGACAAAACAGGAAGTGCAAGCCATCCGCGACACGATAATTGTTTGCCCGGAAGACTGGCGCAAATACTGCGTAGATGCATTACGGAAAATCGCCTTCATAACCGGTATGAGTTACGAAGAGGTCAACCGGATAAGTTACGAAGCTTTTGACCTGAAGGGTTACGATCTGAATGCCAGGCTAAAGAACCGCCGCGAAACAGCTGAGTCATACGGCGTATCAAGAACCAAAATCAATCTAATGAACAAGCTAGACTGCATTGGTGAGGACAAGCGCCTCATTAATACTTATGTCAATGTGGTCAAAGAAATGTCAGTCAAATACAAAGCGGCGTGAAAGGAGAAAGTATCGTGAAAAAGAGCGACGAAAACAAAACCATAAAATTCCGACTTTTTATGTCTAATACGTTCCACCAATGCACATGCGCCAATGATTTAAAAATTTTAAGGGGAACAAAAATAATGGATTTCATTGACGTTGAATACGACAATGGCGACGAAGGCGTGCTATTCCTTTGCGAGGCCGCAGACGGCAAAGTCATCGAATTTACGTTCTTCGAAGATGGCTGTATTCATTTGTGCGAAAGGACTGATTTTCCATGAGCATCAAATGGCCTGACGCGATTATCATCATCGGAATATTCGCATTAATAACCGCAATTTACAGGAGGACAAAATGATAACAGTCGTAGTAGTAGAACCCGGTAAAGACCCGTACATCATGGAAATGCCAAACACACTCAAAGAGATGCAAAGCCTCGTTGGTGGATACATAGAGACTATCGCGCTTAAAGATGGATTCGTCATTGTATGTAACGCAGACGGCAAGCCGCTCAATCTACCGCCTAATCGCTGGAACGGCATCAACATGATATTCGGCACATTCTTTATATGTCGGCAAAAAGGCGGCAAATTCACATCGCTCAAATCCGGCATGATGGATTATTGGACGGCCAGATTTAAGTTGAACAGGAGGGTGAAGTGATGGAAGATTGGAGCGAGTTTGGGTTTAGAAAAGATTATAAGCAGGAAGAAAGAGTCGTTAAGCAAGAAAAAATTGAGTATTGCGGCAAGGGTTTTTACGTTTCAACAATAGACCTCGGACTTGACCATTCTTTCGGAGGCACAACGCCTTTATATTTCGAAACGATGATTTTCGCTACAGAAAACGGTCAAGTTAATTATCCCGATTTATATTGTGATAGATACGAAACTCGCGATGAAGCTGCTATCGGGCATGCGGCGGTTATTACCACTTTTAAAAACAAAGCTTTTATGTTTAAAAATGGTCAATTAACAGTTGTCGGAGATGGAGAAGGAGGCGTTTATGCTGACTAAACTGCAAGAATCACGGCTCGCTGCCATACATGACCTTCAAGGCTGGGCAACAGTGGCCCTGATCGTATTATCGATAGTATGCGTGACTTTACTTGTGTGGTTCATCGTATGGCTAAAAAATCACGAAGAATGTGCTAGATGTGGCGAACTCTGCAAGCCAAATCAATATTACCTAGAGAATCGCAAGGTCCATCCGATATGCGATAGGTGCTATGCGGAGGAAATGGAAAAGGAGGAGCGGAGATGAGCGAGGAAAAGAATTGCATGAATTGCAGGGATGGACACATCTTGCCAGATCAAGGACGATGCGCGAAATGCTTTAGAGCTGGTGATTTTGTAAATTGGAAAGCAAAGAAAAAGCCCTCACTATGGCAGCGGATGAAGATGAAGCGGAAAGGATTGGTAGAGAGATGAGCGATAAAACATTATTTGAACGCTGGCAACAGGCAAGGATGGCACTAAACCAAGCGGAGCATGATGTCGAAGAAGCGAAACCCGGATATGAGGACGGAGCTGCATACAGACTACTGGCGGCAAAGTCTGACTTGAACGCGATAAGCTGCGAAATGCGTAAAAAAGAGACTCCCAAAGGAGCCAAATAAAACAACAAAGTAATTATATCACAAATGGAGGACAAATGGACAATTACGAAATAGAAGCGCTCTTGTACTATATGAGACTAAAAAATCTCGGAATATCATGTGGGCTTGAATTAACCGGAAACAGGATAGATGACCCGATTGTGTGGATATATGACTTTGATATGTCATCGCACAGATTTTCAGCTCAGGACTCGGCACAAAGCCGAATAGAACTCGATAAAATTTTAATGGAGGCAGAATGATGGAGTATAACCCTGTAATAGCAGAAGAAGATGTATTTTCGATTACGGACGATAAAACCGCAGAATGGGCGATTAAGATTATTGCTCAACATAACGCGGAAAAGGCACGTCTAACGGAATTAGTAAACGATGAAAAGGCGAAGCTGGCGATAAAAGAAGAGTCGATTAAAAAGCACTATGAGAACGAAACAAACTATCTTAAAGCGAAGCTGGCTGAATACTTTAACGCTCTCAAACCCGAAGCCTTACACACTACCGATACTATGTTGAAGTACAAGCTATTGTCTGGAGAACTCGTTTATAAGTTGCCGAAGGAAGTAAAGGAATATGACGATGACATCGTGATTCCGTTCCTCGAAAAGAATGGCATGGCAGACTACATAAAGACCGTTGCAAGCGTTAAAAAAGCCGAGCTGAATAAGATTACCAAAATCGTAAATGGCGTGGTTATAGACGAGAATGGGACGGTCATAGAGGGCATTACAGTAGTCGAAAAGCCGGGCGAATTTGAGGTGAAAATATGAGCGACAATCTTAAGATTTACAATGCATATCGATCAGTTCCTGAAGAAGCTAAAAAGCCTATTTTGGGCGGCCATCTCAAAAATAAAACAGACATTAACCCTATGTGGCGTATTAAAGTTTTAACCGAGCTTTTTGGCCCGTGCGGAACAGGTTGGTGGTATGAAATCACGAATAAGGAACTATACCCCGGGCCCAATGGAGAAGTGGCAGCAGTAGTTGATATTGATCTATTTTATAGGCTCAATGGTGATGTAAGCAATGCGGTACAGGGCACAGGTGGAAACACATTCATTCAAGGTGGTCATATGGATGATGACTGCTTTAAAAAAGCTTTAACAGATGCAATATCAGTAGCCGCAAAAGCCCTCGGCATCGGTGCAGATGTTTATTGGGAAAAAGACTGTACAAAGTATGACGTTGATAAAAGTGTGAGTGAACCGCAGAATATCCCTGCAAAAAGTGTGAATGACCCGAGGCTTGAATTAATGTGCAAGGCACTCATCGACTCAGCCAGAGAAAAAGGCGTGGTAGTCGGCAAGAATTGGGATGCATTCATTCAGATTACAACAAAACTATATGAGCAAAAGAAAGTTACTTCGATTTATTCACACGATACAAACCAGAAGCTTGTCTGGACTGAGGCAGATATGAAGACTATTGCCGAAGTGTTAAACGGAGAGGAGCTGCCATTTTGAGGGCCTGTATGCTATGCGGCATGACCTCTAACCTAGAGCGGCATCATATCATCCCCGGCAGAGGTAAACGTAAGGCCTGTGAGACAGAGGAAAGCGTAATAGACCTGTGCTATGGGTGTCATGTACACGTTCATTCCTCAAAGGGCAACGAAGACCTGATGCGCCTTAAACGGTATCTGCAAAAGAAATATTTTGAGCAGGGATTGAGCGAAGAAGATGTCAGGGTAAAGATGGGAGATAGGCTATATCTCAACGAGGAAGGAGAAATACATGGACTCAGGAATGGACTTAATTCTGGCGATGAGGTCAGCGCGGCAAAGTCTGATTGATTGCGTATCGGCCATGAAAAACGAAGGGCGCAAGCTTGCCGAAGCAGAGAAAAATTATCGGGTAGCATTGTGCCAGAAGATTCTAACCGAGCGCGAAAAGGGAACCCCGGTAACGATTATATCAGATGTGTGTCGCGGAGACCCAGACGTCGCAGAATTGAAGTTTACGCGAGATTTAAGGGAGTCAGATTACAAAGTTGTGCAAGAGAAAATCAATCAAGTAAAACTTGAAATTCGGATATTAGACGGTGAAATCACCGCAGAGAGGAACGGACAATGAATAAAATTTTTCTACTTGGAAGATTGACAGCAGAGCCAACAACAAAATACACAAACAACAACACCGCAGTAACCTCTTTTACCATAGCAGTAAACAGAAGATACGCTAAAGAGGGCGAGGATAAAGCAGACTTCATCAACATCGTATCATGGTCGAAGCTGGCCGAGTTCGTGGGCAAATATTTCATCAAGGGGATGCGGGTTGTAGTCATCGGCAGGATGCAGAATCGCTCATGGGAGACAGATGGCAAGAAACACTACGCCACGGAGATCATCGCAGAGGAAGCATATTTTGCAGACTCGAAGAAAGCGGAAGCAGGCGGATTCTTCCCGGACGAATAGAGGAAGCGTGAGGTAGAGAAATGAAAATTCAAGCGAATTTAAATCAAATTCTTACCAAAAACACATGCGGTTTTAATGAAATTCACTTAAAATTTGCACTAAATTTCAACAGAAAGCAGGGATAAAAATGGCTTGGACTCCGGTATATCAACAACTCAGAGACCACCGAAAAATCAGAGAGCTTTATCGTCTTCTGAATGTATCAAGAGCCGAAGCCATAGGCACCCTTGTTTTGATCTGGACATGGGCGATAGACAACTGCACCCAAGACGGTGAGCTCTTGTCCGTAACGGTTGAAGATATCGCAAATGCAGCATATTGGGGCAAAAAGCCGAAGTTACTGTTTGAGGCTCTCATTCAATCTAAATGGATCGATGTAGTCGGAGATAAGATTTTTCTTCATGACTGGGAGGATTACAACCGGCCTTTCTATCAATATGTTGAAAGAAAAAACAAGGATAAGCTGAGGAAAAGGCAAGAGAAATCCGCAGGAAATTCCACGGAAATTCCGCAGGAAGCTCCCGAAGAATTCCGCGACTCACATCCACATTCATATTCATCTTCATATTCATCAAAAGATATAAAGACCTCTTCGTCGGACAAGCCGCCGAAAGTGCAGGTCCCTTATGATGAGATAATCGCGTTTTACAACAAGAACCGCAGAGACATGCCGGAGGCAAAGGGGTTAACTGAACTCCGCAAAGGCTTGATTAACGCAAGATATTCAAAGTATGGACTCAATAAGATTCAAGAGGCGATTCTGAAAGCCAAAGAGAGCGATTTTATAAATGGCGGCGGGCCTAAAGCGTGGAGAGCAGATTTCAACTGGATTATGAAGCCGGAGAATTTCATAAAAGTGCTCGAAGGTACATATGACAATAGGCTGCATAAGGCATCCCAATCGAAGGTCGCTCAATCCGGTAACTTCCAGCAGCGTGAATACTCAGACGATGATCTTGATGCCTTGATGGCAAACAAGGAGGCGGAGGCATGAAAGGAATAAAACACACAGGCAAGTTCTGTCATTGTGGTCGCGAGTTATCTTCATGGGATTTGAGATGCAGCAAAGCCACTGCCTACAAAACACCAGTATGCGAGGCTTGCATTGCAAAAGAGTATGACAAGACGATCGATGAGCTGCGGAGCATTTTCGAGGACTTTTTCGGGATGAGGCCCTGCCAAGGATTATGAGCAGTGACTGGAATAAAAAGAAAAACGATCTCACATGGATGTT